TACCTAATATGATATTAGATTCAGCAAAAGAATATCAGTGGTTTAGTGGTGATGAAAGAGAAATCGAAGATATTAAAGAATTTGATGGCGGTATGTTTAAAGAATATGCTAATGGAAAAACTGAAAATGAAAATTATATTTTACAAGAAGAAGAATCTCACGGTGGATATGAAGGAGCCGGTGAGGAAATGTGGGTTGTTTATTCGTTAACATCAAAAGTAGATAATTCAAAAATTTATTTTAGATTAAATGGCTGGTATAATTCATGGGACTCAGACGAATGGGAAAAAGATTTTGATATTGTTATACCTAAAAAAGTTATAAAAATTGAATGGAGTAATGCTTAATGTTAAAAAATATTAAAAAAGAAGATATTAAAAAAGGTGTTACAGAAACATCTAAAGTAATTGTTGAAGAAGGTGTTGAAACAGTAAAATCTGGTATTTTCTCGATAGTAAATGGTATTATAATTAAAATAGTTATGGGTGTTACTTTAATTGTTTTAATTACTGCTGGCGGTTGTGTAGGTACAAATATAGCCATAGATAAAATGACAAGTTCAACAAGTTCAGTAAAAACAGAAAAAGTTAAGAAAACAGAATAATTTAATGTTCGTTTAATATTAATATGTTATAATTATATTAAGAAAACAAATAAAGGAAAGAAAGATGAAGAGATTTATTAATATGGGTAGCATCCCAGGTTTTAGAGAAGTTGTTAAAAATTTACAACATCAAGTTAGATATGATGGTTTAGATGAAGATGGGAATGCTGTTTATACTGACAGAAAAATGCCTACAATTAGAGTTCAAGCGACAGAAAAAATTCACGGAACTAATGCAGCAGTTTGTTTTTCAAGACCAGATGGATTTTGGGTACAATCAAGAAAAAATATTATTACACCAGAAAAAGATAATGCAGCTTGTGCATTTGCAGCAACAGCAAATCAAGATGCTTGGTTAGAAATTATTTATGCTTTAGCAGACGAATACAATATTGATGTTGATAAAGAAATCATCACAGTTTACTTTGAGTGGTGTGGTGGTAATATTCAAAAGAATGCTTGTGTTTCTGGTTTAGATAAAATGGCAGTTATTTTTAAATACTTTAAAGTTTCTCCAATTGAACCTCAAACAGGTGATGATGGTAAAGAAGTTGCAGCAAGATGGTTAGAAACTAAAACAACTCAAGGTTCAATGGGCACAGTTTGGGAAAGTAATCCAAGTAAAAATATTTTTAATGTGACAGATTTTCCTTCTGTAGGATTAGAAATCGATTTTAACGAACCACAAATGGCTGTTAATGAAATGATTAAATTAACAGAAGAAGTTGAAGATAATTCAGGTATCGCTAAAGCTTTTAACGTACCAGATAATATCGGTGAAGGTTGGGTATGGACTTTTGTCTTAGATGGAAATAGATTCATTTGGAAAACAAAAGGTGAAAAACATGCTGGAAAATCTAAAGTAAAAGTATTAAAACCTGTAGATGAAGCAAAAGAAAAAATTAAAATCGATTTTGTTAATAATGTTGCTTGCCAAGCGTTCAGATTAGACCAAATGTTCACAGAAGTAAAAAATTCTGAATACAATGGTGATGTTATGAAAATGTCAATGAGAGATATTGGTATTTACTTAAGATTAATTCATAAAGATATTATTAAAGAACACTCTGATGAATTAATGGAAAAAGGTTTAGAACCTAAAGCAATTAATGGAATGGTTAGTAAAGTTGCTAAAGACTACTTCATTAATAGACTTAATGAAGAGCAAATGTAATGAATACAGATATTAAATTTTCAGATTTACCAAGAAAATTCCAGGATTATATTGATACTCGTTTAGATGCTGGTATGCAAAGAGAAATGTATGGTTCTGGGTTATGGTGGGAACAAAACTTAAACGATGATATTTCAGTTGAGAGTAATCTTAAAGAAACATTAGAAAAATTCAATATAGACACAGAAGATGATTTTCCTTATGTTGAATTTAGAATTATAGAAGGATAAAATTATGGGTTGTGTAGAAAATTTTTGGAATGAATTAGCAATAACACAAATGGCAGGAGGGGTTGCTCCTTCTGTTAAAACAGATACAATGCAGAAATCATTAAAAGGCGATAAAGAAGCGTCAGAAAAAATTAAATCAGAAATAGATGTTAATAAAGCATTCTGGAACGGTATTAAAAGTAGAGGTTGTTGATATGCAAGTAGAAAGTATTATATGTGATGGTTGTGGAAAAGAATTAATTGTAAATGATATGTATCCTCATAAATTTTGTTTAGAATTAAGTGTTATTGATACACAAAGAAACACAAGTGGTATGAAATATTGTGTTCAACAATATCCACCTTTTGAAAGTAAAAAACATTTTTGTGATAAAAGATGCTTAAGTGATTGGATTAATAAAGGTAATGAATAATAAGTTAGATATTAAGGAATTGATATTTTTTGAAGATGTTAATATTTCTTATGATTTTGTTTGGGACCATTTTTATCATACTTTAAAATATTACAAAAGAGGAAAAGATTTTGTTCATTCATTAAATTCATTTATGTTTTATGGTTTTATTTGGGGGAGAGATAAATTTGGTAACACAGTAATATTAAATTATTCAAATGGTGGTACTATTCATAGTGGGGTTATTTTTCCATTTGAACTTATTCAAAGCATTGTTAATAAATATGTAGAATATTGGGAATATGAAGAATACAGAAAAAATCCAGTAATCCATAATATAGATAATTTACCAGATAGAGCAATGAAATTAATTCAAGAAACGGGTGAATGGGAATTAGAGAAAAATTTACCAAAGATTTTAGAAATGTGTAGAAATACAAAAAAGTATATTTAAAAGAAAGAAGGAAATAAGTAATGGGTTTAGAAATAGTAGGAACATTTTTTGCAGGTTTAATTTGGTGGGAAATAGTAATTTTCTTAGGTTTAATAATTGGTTTGGGAGCTTCTCTTTATAATGAAACAGCTTTAGGATTTTTTATAGCATTTGGTATTTTTTCATTTATTAATTGGAGTGGCACAGGATCATTATGGGCAACAATAACATTAAGCGGTTTACTTTATTACGGTTTAATTTTTATTGCTATTGGTATTGGTTGGAGTCTTTTTAAATGGAAATTATTAGTTCAAAGAGAAATAGAGGACGGGAAAAGACGTAATTTTTCAAAGGAAGAGATTAAAAAATACATTAATAAGAAAAAAGATTATGATACAATTAGCTATTGGATTCTTTTATGGCCATTTAGTGCTTTTGGATATTTTGTAAATGACTTTATTTATGATACAATGAAAAAACTTATTGATAAAATTTATACTTTATATGATAGAATTACTGACAGATTATTGGGTGATTATCAAGAACCAGGAAATAAGTATAATAATGTAGATAATTATTAAGGGAAAAAATGTATTTATTAGTTTACGATTCTTTACCTCACTTTATAGTAGATACTACTGACGTTTATTATATTATAAATTGTGAAGTAATTTTTAAAGATAGAGATTATAGTATAATTAAATATAAAGGTGAAGAATATGAAGTTGATAATAAATACATAAATGAAGATTATGATTTGCTTTTATATTATGCAATGAAAAGAAGAAATTTCCAATATGTAGGAAGTTCAACTACCAGATGGATATTTGAAAATATTTATTCTAAAGGAATTGATAAAGAATATTTAGATAATCTTGAATTTAACAAATATTCTATATATTTTGGTTTAATATTAGAAGAACTAATATATCCTGAGAGATTTATTTAAAATAAAATTAAAAAGGGAAAAAATGAAAAATATTATATTATTTGTTTTTATTTTAATAATTTCTTTTGCTTCTTTGCAAGCGGAAATTATAGAAGAAAATAAAGGTGATAAAGATAAATATATTCTTGTTTATGAATGTTTTGCTTATAATAAAAACTTATCCTATACGGGTATAGGAATATCTGAAAGTTTCAAAGAAGCAAAAGAAATTGCAGTAAATGACTGTTTAACAGGTGAATGTTGGGTTTATGCATGCAATAAAACCTATGGGATATATTCAAAAGAAAAGAAGGAAAAATAATGAGTAAAAGTTTATATTTTATATATGGATCACTCAAGAAAGATATGAATAATCATCATATCTTAGAAAAAATGAATGCTGAATTTATTTCTCCAGTTGAAACAACAATAGAATATCCTATGTTTAAGAGTGGTGATCCTTTCCCATATCTCCAAGATGATCCTGGTTTTGGTAAAATAGTTCAAGGTGAACTATGGGAAATTGATGATAAACATAAAGATAGATTAGACCAGTTTGAGGGTGTTCCAAGTCTCTATGTAAATGGAAAGATTGATGTTGAATGTGAGAATAATGTTTATCTTGATGTAAATGTTTATTTTAAAGCACAAAAAATACCAGAAAAATATTTTGAAGTAATGACTTTTTTCGATGAATGGGAATAAAGTTAAGTAAATTCAAGATATAATTATAAAATAAGAAGACCGAAAATGTCAAAAAACTAAATAAAAAGAATAAAAGAATAAAGGAAAGAAATGAATTTAGAAAAATTAAATGAAATGGCAAACGGTTTTGAAGAAATGATTCAAGTAATAGAAAATGGTGAAATGAGTATAAATGATTTAAAAGAAATTTTAAATGATTTTGACAATCAGGTAGATTCAATGTTGCCAATGTTAGAAGCATTTGCATCTGGTGTAGATATAGAAGGAATTTCTGAAATTCAAAAAATTGCAATTAAAGCTAGTATTGATAAAGAGATACTTGATTTTAATTATAAAGAACAGAAAAAAGCAATTGTAACCATGTTGAAAATGGTTGATGCAATGGACAAACGATTAAATGAAAATATTTTTCTTGATTTTTTTATTAAAACAATAAATAAGTTAGAACCAACTATTTCACTAATTCATCCTGAAGCTGGTAAAGCAATGAAAAAAGGTGTAAAGAAATTCAAAAAAATCAAAGAACAAACAGAAAGCACAGAAGGATAAAATATGGTATTAATTAGACACAAACAAGATAAAACAATAAATTTAGAAAATGTTTCTAACATTTTCATTGATGAAAATAATGGCACAGGAAAAGTAATTTTTAATATGAATTACAGTGTTAAAATTTTTGGTGATAAATTTACACCAGATTATGTTTATTGGGAGTTTAATTCTGAAGATGATTTAGATTATATTAAAAGAACATTTTTACCAAAAGTTGAAAATTGGATACAGCCAATAGAAGATGGACAGAGATATATTAATCCAAAATGTGTATCAAGTATAGGATATGATAGTAATAAAAATAGAGTTATTTTTAATCTGAATTATAATGTTACTCATCCAAAAGATAAAAATAAATTGACATCAGATTTTGTATTTTTTAATTTTACAAATAGAGAAAATTACACAAAATTTATTCAAGAAATGGGAGTATAAAAATGGAAGAATTAGATGCAATATTAAATGGTGTTGATGTGACAATACCTGAAACAGAAACAGTAGTTACTAAATCAGAGACAACTGTTATTACAACACAGAAACAATCACAAGAAGCTCAAGAAAAATTTCTTATTAATAGAGATGAAGAAGAAACAAAACTAACATTAGAATATGCTAGAAGAATGATAGCACTTGAACAACAAATAAAAGAGATTAAAGATGATATGGCTGCATTAAAAACAGAATATAAAGATGATGGAGTTGCTGTTAATAAAGTAAATAAAGCGATTAAAAATATTAAAATGGCAATGAAATTAAATGATTTAGATGCTACTGAAATTGAAATGATTGAAACAGTACTTAGTGCTGATGTAGATATTCAAACAGAAATAGCTCAGTTGGTACAAAAGGCTAACTAATATTATGCACTTAAAAATTGGTGATGAAGTTTTTGTACAAGTATTTTCACTCTTTGATATAAGAAAAGTGAAAATACTTGGTGAAACAAATAACTTTTATAAATTTAAAGTACCCGAAAATGATAAATTAATTAAAAGAGGTAAGAAGAAATTTAATAAAAGTAAATCCATAATTTTAGAAAATAATTATAAATTATTGATAAGTACATTAAAAGCCTGGCAAACTACACCAGAAGAAATTATGGAAGCAATGAAAATGATTCAAAGAGAATATCCGGAGATACTTATATGATACTATATAGAAAAAATGAAAATTGGTCACATTACAGTTCAAAATGTTTAATAGATAGCGATTTAGATAATAAAATAAATGATATGATAAATCATTTAAGTGCCAAATATTATATGAATGCTTCTGATACTGATAATATAAATGAAAAAATTGATATAGTAGATATAAGTATTCGCAACAATGAAACATATCATTTCATTACTATATTTTATGCTATATTACCAAATAAACCAATAGAAAATAAAAGGAAAGAAATATGAGAATAAAAATTAAAGATGAAATGGATAAAATTAAAATTACATTTACTCATAGAGAATTGGTACTATTAAAAGAATATTTGTTAAATCCAGATAAAAGTTTAACAAATACAAATGAAATCAATGATATGTTATTTGATAGAGATGAAATAACTGCAGTATGGGAACCTAGAGAAACAGTATATGAAATGGGTGTAAAAATAGCTGATAAATTAGATAAAATAAATGTTTATTAGAATACTAAAGAATATTAAAGAAGGAGAAATATGAAATATAATCCATATAGTGTAAGTAAGTTTGGAAGTTTTGAACACTGTAATAAAAAGTTTAAATTACATTACATCGATAAAATTAAAATAGATGGAGAACCCGTATTGGCATTATATAGAGGTTCATTTGCACATGAAATTCTTGAACATAATTGGGATTTTGATTTAGAACCAAAATTAAATCATGTTTTTACACAAGAAGAAGCAGATAAAGTAATACAAATACTTAAAGATTTTAGAAAAACTAAACTTGGTACTAGTATAGAAAAACTAATAAATCATCCAGATTCTGTTAAGGAACAAGATTTCGCTTTTAATAATAAGTTAGAATTAGTTGGTTTCTGGGATAAAAATGCGTGGATGCGTGGAAGTGCTGACCTTTATAATATTAAATTGCCTCAACCACTTATAGTTGATTATAAAACAGGAAAAGACAAAAGTGAAGACCCAGATTTTGGAGTAGAACAAGGAATGATGTATGCTATATATATGTTTATTAAGTTCCCAGAGCTAATGAGTGTAAAAGCAGTCTTTGTATTTATTGAACACGGTACTAAAAAAGAGATTTATTATTCTCGTAGTGAATTTAATTCATATATTAAGTTGTTTTATGATAAAACAAAAAATTTAGAAAAGACTGAAATTTTTAAAGAAAATGTTTCAGCCCTTTGTGAATATTGTGACTATCACAACACGTCTTATTGTACCTCTTTTAAAGAGAATGAAGAAAAATCAAAATCTCTAATGAGTACTAAAGTCTCATTAGATTTTTGATTATAAATCTACTATTTCAAATTTAAAAGAATTAGTAGTATCTCTTTTTTTCATTGCACTTAATAATGATTTTTCAGATTTAAAAATATTGTATCCTCTTTTACTTTGCATTGGTTTAAGTGCTAATGGCAATTTTCTATAATCTTCTATACTAACAACTATATCATCTTGTGTTTGTCTGAATTTTAATTCAAAAGTTTTTTCGCCTTTAATAATTAATTTTCCAGTATAATCATTTTTTGCTTCGTTTATTTTATTTTGTATGTTATCTATATAAAACAGATGCGATGCAACTTTTAACTCATCTTTATTATCCATCTTTTCCATAGCTTTTTTAGCATTCTTTGAACTAGCATAAACTTTTTTATCAGCTAGTTCAAATGTTTTAATATTATAAATAACTGACTTTTCATCTTGAGTAGATTTTTTTCTACCTTCATTTATATATTCTTTAAATGTTTTCATTCTATTCTCCTTTTTATGTTATTTATATTTTAATCCTTTGAAAATACCCTCTCAGCAAACTGTGTAATTGGTCCTCTAAGAACTTTTCTTAATTCTACACCAAATAAATTAATTTCTTCATGATATTCTTTTGTAGCTTTTAATAATGTACTTAAACCGTTGGTATGTTTAGTTATATATTGATTATCTATCTGTCTATTACTTCCAAGAACAACTATTTTACAAGTGCTATCAATTCTACTCATAACTAATTGTAATGTACTGTTACTCATATTTTGAGCTTCATCAACAATTACTACTGCATTTGATAAAGTTCTTCCTCTCATACCACCTACCCACATTGTTTCTATTTGAAATCTATCAACTAAATCTTGTACTTTTTCTGATATTTTTTCTTCTGTAATAATTTCACCTTTACCAGGTTTATTTTCTTTACTATGATTTAACATTTTTGCTGCTATATAAGCCAAAGTATCAAATAATGGGAAATTATAAATTTCAAATTTTTCTTCATTTCCACTAAGATAACCTACATCTTCACCTTTAGCCAAACTTTCTATAGAGTTTCTAATATAAACAATTCGTTGGAAATCCTTTCTTTTTATTAGTTCAAAAGCAGCACTTATTGCTAATAATGTTTTTCCTGAACCTGCTTTAGCTTCGGCTACTATTATATTATAATAATTATCTAATAATGAGTGGCTAAAAAATAACTGTTCAGTATTCATAGGGTTTACATTTTGTTTTCTTAATTCTTTTTCGTCTAATAATTCAATATTACTATTTTTTATTACTGCTAATTGTTTTCTACCATCTTTTTCAAAAACATAACTAAAATTATCTTCTTTATGATCCTGGTTATATATATGAATATTATTTCCATTTTCCAACTCAACACCATTATCATTTAAGTCTATTTCTTTTATAAATTCGTATTCATCATCGTTCCCGCCTAAGTTCATTGCTTCTGTTGGAATACCTAATGAAATTGCTCTAGTTCTAGCCATTACATCTAAAGAAATAAATTTAATTTCTTTATCTTGTTCTATTTGATTAGATTTATTAACATTTATAAAATCATTTGTTATTTCTAATATTTTTCTATCATTAAGGATACTTAATGAAATTTTAGAATCCTCTGTGTTATATTTTTCTTTTGAAATAATATATATAGTGCATTTTTCAACATTTGTTTCAATTATTGTTAAATCTTCGATTTTTCGATTGTTTTTTATTTCAGCATCGTATAACATTCTCCCAAATTGTCTAGCCTGAAAATTTATTTCATCAAATCCGCTTTTTTTAGAATCAATTTCATCTAAAACCGTTTCAGGAAGAACTATTAAATTTTTCCCCTCTTCTGATAATGTCATTAAATTATAAGCATTATCTAAAATAATATTCGTATCAAGTACAAATACTTTTTCAAATTGGTTTATCATTTTTTATCCTTATGTTAAGTTATAAATATTTATATAAATAATATAAAAAATTGGGGGGGTTCAATGAAATCTTTTAAACAAATTGCTGAAGAATATCAAGATGAAATTATTGAAGGCGCAAAACTTAAGAAAATGAAAAAATGGGTTCCTGATGAAAAAGGAAAATTAAAAAGAGTACTTAAAAAATATTGTGTAGATTCAGATGGCCAAAAAGCACCTGGATATAAAATACAAGGTACAAAATGTGAAAAAATGGCACCATCAGAAATAAAAACTAAACAAAAAGCATCTAAGAAAACAATAAAGACAAAACAAAAACATACTTCAAAAAATAATAGAAGAGCAGAAAAAATTCTTAAACAAAAAGTTGCAAAAGGACTTATTGATCCAGCAACGATAGAAGTTAAATAATGAGCACAGTAGCAGGTGACGTAGGTTCTGGAACAGGAATAGAGCCTATGCAAAGATACGGACAACAAAAAGGTGAAGTTCAAAAGAGAAAAAAACCATATAAGAAAATGAAAACATTCGTAGAATTTATAAGTGAAACTTATATAAATAATAAATATAAGATTGGTGATTTTATAAAAGTAGAAGGTCATAACTTTTCAGAAATTACCGGTTTTCAAGTAAATAAAGAATTTTGGCTTTATGTTGGTAAAGATATAGAAAAAGGTAATCTTACATATATCAAAGAAGAAGATATAATTGAAGTTAAGGAGAATATAAAATGAAGTCATTTAGAGATTTTGCAAAATTGCAAGAAGCAACGAATATAAAATTAAAACAGTCTTACATGAAATTATCTGGTAGTGACGAAGGAACTATTGTAGATTTAGATAAAGATTATGTATATTATTCAACAAAGAAAGGTGAGAAAAAAATAAAGAAAAATATATTTAAAAGTCAATATATTATGAATGAATCACCAGTAGGTTCAGTAGGTAGAACAAAAGATAGTGAAGCATTGGCACATATTGAAAGTTCTGATTTAGCAAAAAAATTTAGAAAAATAGTAAAAGAATTAGGTGGAAAAAACGTAGCAAGACAACTACTTGCAGGTATGAATCAAAAAGGTGAAAAAGTTACTACAGTGACAGAAGGCAAAATGCCTAAAACAATGAGTCCACAAAAATTTTTAAGAGATCTTGGTTATAAGATAAAAAAAGAAAATTTTGAAAAATATTCTTTTGATTTAGAATTTTTTAATGAAAAAGACTCAAAAGAAGCTTATGAAGATCTTTGTGATGAAGGATTTTTAGAATTATATAATATAACAAGAGTTGGAAAAGTAATAGCTTTCGAGGATAAATAAAATGTTAAAATTTAGTGAATATATAAATGAAAAAAATAATATAAAATTTAAGATAGGCAATGAATATAAAGGTATGGTCTTACAAAAATTCATAAAAAAAGTCGACGATTTTGAAGTATGGAAAACTGATAAAAAGTCAGAAGTAGCTATAAATATTAATGATAATTATTTGGATATGAATGTTATAAAAAGAAAATAAGAATTATTTATTAAATAACTCTTTTTCAGTAATGATTTTGAATTTCCAACCTTTTTCTTTACATAATTTTTCAGCAGCTTCCCATTTTGCTTGATTGATAGCAAAAGTTTCAATTGCTTTTATATAAGCTTGTTGAGCTTTTTGTGGATTTTTAGCATTTTTTCTAGGTGGTTTTGGTGGTTGTGTTTCTTTTTTTGGTTTTATTTCAATAAGCCATATAGTACCATCTTTTGTTTCCATCATTGCATCCATATAATATTTTGAGACTTTTCCTGTTACAGGATTATTATATGGAATAACCATACCTTCACTATTTGCTTTAGTAATATTATCATTAAAATCCATAAATTGAAAAAATTTTAATTCCCACGAACTTCTATACTTTATTCCAGGTTCTTTCATATCAAAACTTTCTGTAATTATCCATTTATTTTGATTGATGGGTATATATGTTCCTTGTTTTGTTTTACCATAAGCCATTATTATTCCTTTTATTTTAACATATCTTCCAATTTTTCTTTTAATACATCGGACAAATCCTCATATTTATATGCAGAAAAACCTTTAAATTTTTTGTATTCATAGGTATCTTTCAATCGTTTTAAATTTCCAGCATCTAAATTAGTATATATTTTTTTACCACGATTGGTATATGATTTTCGTAAAGCATTCATTGGGTATTTATTATTATTACAGTATTTAACAAAACTAGTTTTAATTATATCAAAAATATTTTCATTATTGTCTATAATTATAATCATATTTACTCTTTTATCATTTTTAAAATTAGAAACATAATTATTTTTCTTTTTTGTTTCCCACGATTTATATGCTATATTTTGGGCTATTGTTTTCCCGTTTTTTTCTTTTTTCTGTTTAGTGATTTTACTTTTTAAACCTACTTCTTGATATTTTGTTAATCCACTTTCTTGAATAGTTGACATTGTTCTTTTGGCTGTTATACTTCTCTTCAAAATATGTTCTTTTGAATGATATTGTTTTAGTCCCGCAGTAGTAAAACCCCAAGGTAGTTGATTGCTTTTATTCCAAAAATTATTATGTTCTTTAACATTAAAATATTGATGCAAAAACGATTCATATATTATCATATCACCAGCATTATCAAAGACTTTTATTATTTTTAATTTATAATTATCTCTTTTTTCTGATATTATATTATATTTACTTGATGTTTTATATTCCCAAAAGTCTTCAATTATATTTTCTTTTTTCGATATTCTTGATCCATAGTAATGTTCTTCATTTGTTCTAGTTAGATCTGTTATTCTATATACATAATATTTTCTACCGTCTGGTTTAAATGTCAATTTAGAACTTCTGCAATCTTGTAAAACTTCCTTTTTATATATACTATAATTCATATTACATTCCTTTTTATATTATATAATTATTTATACCTATTTAAAAATTGACTCTAATTTTAATGTAAGAGTTTTAGCATCAAAAGGTTTAGTTATATATGAATTAACACCAGCTTTAAGAGCTTTTATTACTTCACCTTTACCACCTTCTGTTGTAATCATAATAATTGGAATTTCTTTGTTGATTTGTCTAATGTTTTTTACAAGTGTAAGACCGTCCATTACGGGCATATTCCAATCTGTAAGAACAACATTAAATTCTTCTTTTTTAAATAAATCTAATGCTTGTTGACCATCTTCGGCTGTTTTAGAATATTCTACTCCAATTTGTTTAACAACATTTCCTATAATTCTTAACATTGTTTTACTATCATCAACGATAAGAACTTTTAAATTTAATATATTCATTTTATCTTCCTATTATCTTCCTAAAATTTCTATTTCTTTAGCTGACATATAACCATCAACATTTATATCAGCTAATTCTTGTATTCTATCCCAAATTTCTTCATCATCTTCAGGATCACCAATAATATATAATTTTTTAATCCTATAATTATGTAAAAGTATTTCATTATTGTCAAAACCACTCATAACATAATTTTTTGAAATTGAGTCTTTTATTTCTTGTAATAATGTTTTTGTTATTATTTTCTTAGACTCATCTATATAAAATTTAATAAATTCAGCTTTTTGTTTTCCATCAAATTTTGAAACCAAAGATTCAATTTCATATCTGTCATTTAAACCATATTTTTTAACAATGGCTGTTTTCATAGGAACTGTAAATTTATTGTTTACAACATAATCTTTATCTTTTAACGGTTGTAACCATCTGTGTCCATTTCTATCTAAAACAGACTCAAAATCTTGTTCTGCTGAAAAACTTGAATATCCTTCTAATTCAAAAATAACATCAGCATCTTCAATGGCTCCTTTACTTATTCCTGTAGAACCTTTTGTAAAAGTTGCTAAATCTATTTTTTTATTTTGTAATTTCTGCACTTTTTCTATTGAGAAGAGACCAGTAACATGATAAGCTTTTGGAATAAATATTTCAAAATCTTTTAATATGCTAGGTGTTAAAGGCATAAAACCAAGTTTCATCAATTCCCATTCTTTCTGTCCTTTTTTTGCTATATAGTTTCTTTTTTCATTTATAAAATCTTTAAATTTTATTATTTCCATTATTTTTTACCTCGTTTATTAAGTCTTGCTTGTGCAGTTTTTGCATCAATTTTCGCTTGTTTTTTCAATGCTTTTTTCTTTCTTTTATTTGCTTTATGAGATGCTATGGCTGCTTTCCATGCTGCATTAGCACTCATACCAATAAAATGTTCACTTCTTAAATTTATTACTTTATAATATTGATAACTAGGAACAACAACACCCTTTGGTGAAATTCTTGAATTTATATAAAGTCTTACAACAGGTCCTAAACCTTTAACTAACGCTTTAACAGTATTATAATTAACAGTTAAAGGTCTATTCTTTTTAATGTTGGCTTTATTTTGTTTCATAATACCATCCATAATTTTTTCTCTTAATTTTGGCGGACACCAATTAAAATTAAGAGCTAAAGTATATTTTTTACTATGACCTAAAATTAAACCTAATGGCCTTTGATCAAATGCTTGTGTTTTATCTTGAGCATCATAAACATACATTATTAATGCACCAGGATAAAAATCTTTTGATTTTAATTTACGAGGTTTATCTAATAATTTTTTAAAGGTATCATAGGCATCTTTTTCTGCTTGAGTAAGTTTTTTCTTGGCCATAGTTCCTCCTTTTATAAATATTTATAAAAGAGGAGAATCTATGAGTTCTGTTTATATAACATTTGATTCATATTATGGCGTTGATGAATATAATTCATTTAAGACCGCTGCTAGAAATAATGGAATTGAATATGAAGAGTTTTTAAGAATACGTCCACCTTATAAACGATTTTTAAAGATAAAAGATAAAAAAGACCTTCCATCTTTTATTAATTATGACTTTGCCACATCTTCTGACAAACGTTGGCTTGTATCAACAGTTAAAGCGGTTCAACCAAATGAAGAATATTTATTAAGAAGAAGAGATGGAAAAGATATTTCATATTGGAATTATATTTTACCAAAACCTTTATTAGACGCAACAAAAGAAAAGTATATGATGGTTTTTAGAGCATCAAGCACTGCTGAAATAAGAACAATAAGCAAACAATTAGGTGATCATAAAATATATAAATGGGGAAAATCAAAATTAAAAAAATATAATATTTATTATACTTTCACACCATATATAAGAGGATTAGTTTACGCTAGTAATCAACTAATGGAATTTGGTGAAGAGTCAAAATCTTCTGTCGCACAAGTAAGAGAAAGTAAAATACCTGATGTTAAAGGTGATATTGAATATTATTTAAACCATTTTGTTTTAATTAAAGAAAAATTAGAAGATAAAACACTTGAAGCAGAATATTGGGAAAATGGTAATATACATCCATTAAAAAGAGAAACTTTTATCGTTTAATTTATATTATTGTGCATTTTTAAGCTTCATTTAATTATTTTTGTGATATAATTATAAGAAGCAAAAGAGAAGGATAGAAAGAATGGAAAACATTAAGAAATGTATAAGTAAGAAAGTAGTTATTGGTTCTATTATAGCAGCATCTGTAGTCTTGGGTGGTGGTGCTGTTCTAGGATCTAAATATTTAAACAAATCTCAAAAAGAATTTAAAGTATTAAAAACGAAATTACATAAAAGAGAAACAAATCTCGTAAATATTCATGCTGAAAATGAAAAGTTAAAGAAAGATATATTATCTCTAAAAACAAAAATTAAAGATTTGAATTCTTGGAAAGATAAAAAATCATTTGTAATTATCAATAGAGGGTTATTAGAAGCTAATCTTAAACTTTATACAAAATTATCTCCAAGTATTCAAAAAATAATAATTGATAATGTTATCGAAACAGCTAATAAGTATAATATTAATCCTATCATCTTATATAGTTTATTACACGTTGAAAGCACAATGAGGTTCCATATCGAACACGCAAAAGTTCTTATTAGAATTAATAATAAGAAAAAATATGTACGAGCGGTAGGTCTTGGAGGAATTGTTTGGGAATGGTGGGGAGATGCACTTAAAAAAGAAGGTATCGCACAAACTCGTTCAGATTTATTTTTACCAGGTGCTAATATAAAAGCAGTGGGATATGTTCTTAATGAAATGTATAAAAAACCTATTCTTAAAGGTTGTAAATCAAAAGATGAAAGTATGTTAAGAAGATTCTTCGGAGGAAACTTCAAAAATTACAGTGATAAAATTGATGCAAAAGTAATGTCAATAGTTAAGCCTAATCTTTATAGATATTAGGTTTAATTTAAGCTTAGTTTAATGTTAATATGTTATAATTATATTAGCAAAACAAATAAAGGTTGCAAAAATGGCAAAAACAAATAACAAAGAAGCTGAAGTAAATTTAAAAGAAACACCAAGGTTATATATACAAACACCTCAAGGTGAAATAGCTGTTCATTTAACTGCTTCAGGAGAGTTAAGATTTTCAACAGATGGTAACTTTGCGATTTTACCAAATGGGTCGAACGCATTCAATTTAGAAATTAGAAATTAAGGAAATACAATGACGTCAATGGATAAAAAAATAAATGAGTTAAATGCAAAATTAGGTAGAAAAACAGGTGTAGATTTTAAAGGTTCTGCAATCCAAATTAGTAAGGATTTATATCAAAATAAACCTGCTTTTGCAGGAACAGTAGCAGGTTTAGGAGCTTTTGTGTTTACATCAGCAGGTTTTATATTAGCACCATTATTTGGTGTAGGAGTTGCTTATGGTTATTCTAAAGCAGAAAATATTTTAAATGAATTAAAGGCTGCATGATGAAAAGTTTAACAAAAGTATTAATAGTTCTAATTGTAGCAGGATTATTTGCTGGTTGTCAATTAGAAGAAGGTGATAGTTTAACTGGTGGAGTTCAAGTTTACTGTGATAAAGAAAAAGGTGTAGAATATCTTTTCGCGAAAGATGGTTATTCTGGTGGATTATCTTTGAGATATAATTCAGATGGGTTTGTTTCAAAATGCCGATAAATGAAGAACAAAGAGAACTTTTTGAAAGAGAAGTATATTCATTAAATCAAGAAGGAGATGGATATTATTTCACTGGATATACAAGTTCTGATTATATGCCAGATGAAAAATCAAAAGAACTTTTTAAAAATGCGTTGAATGCTATTGAAGCATTTAGAAAATATATTGAAGAACAATCTGAAAATTCAGAAGAAAAATAAGGAAAGAAAAATGAGTAAGACAACAAAAATAATTTTAGGTGTAGTATTAAGTTTTATGTTAATAATTGGTGGAGCAGTTGGGTATGTAGTATCAGCAAAGTTCACAGCAGAAAAATATGAGCAGGCAATTTATGCACAAGATGAAAGTATGCAAAATACTTGGTCAATGGTAGAGCAGCAACTAAAGTTAAGCGGTGTAACTGTTAAAAACTATGGTGAAACATTTATTAAATCTTTAGAAGCAAATGCTAAAAGATATGAAAATGATAAAGGTGCTATGATGAAATTTGTTAGAGAAGCAAGAAGTCAAATGTCACCAGATTTACATAAAACACTTATGAAAACTATTGAGAAAGTTTATGCTAAAAAAGAAGCAAGACAATTAAGTAAAATCTCAGTAACACAAGAATACAGAACATACTTAAAAACAACCTTAAAAGGTACAGTAGCAAGTGGATTTTTCAGCTATCCAACAGCAAAAGCAACAAAAATTATGGATAGAATAATCTCAACCAAAGGTACTAAGAAAACTTGGGAACAAGGAGAAGATGAAACACCGGAACTTTTTAAATAGAAGTTCCGAATGGAAGAAAAATTAAAAAAATTAAAAAATTCTGAAAGAGCTGAGCTTAAAGATGATGTTATTAATTTTAAATATTATAATAGTAAAAATGAGCTAATGGAAGATTCTTGTAAGTTAGAAAAAATTACTTCATTTTATATTAAAAAACTCGAAGCAATATCAACAAGTAAATATACTCATCAAAAAGATATAAAGAAAACAGCAAAACAAATTTTAAAAATACTCGAGGAAAAAGTTCCGGAATATTTTTTATCTCTTGCTTTTATAAATATATGTATATATATTTTAAAGGGAGGATTATTTTTTGGAACAGGTATCATTATCTAAACAAGAGAAATGTTTATTAAAATTTAAAGAAGTTCATGGTGATAGATACGATTATAGTAAAGTTAATTATGTTAAAAATAATGAAAAGGTTACTATAATTTGCAAGAAGCATGGTGACTTCTTGCAAATTCCAAATTCTCATAAAAATGGTAGGGGGTGTCCTAAATGTGCTTTAAAAATTAGGAAGAGAGGAGCCTGCTTTACAACTGAAGAGATTGTTAATGAATTTAAAGAAATTCATGGAGATAGATACGATTATAGTAAAGTAGAATATAAGTCTTACAAAAATAAAGTAACTATAATATGTAAAGAACATGGTGAATTTTTACAAAGTCCTAGTAGCCATAAATCTGGTCAGGGGTGTCCAAAATGTGCTTTAGAAAATAAAGTAAGTCAAGAACATATAATAGAAAAATTTAAAGAAATTCATGGAGATAGATACGATTATAGTAAAGTAGAATATAAGTCTTACAAAAATAAAGTAACTATAATATGTAAAGAACATGGAGAATTTCAACAAACGGTGAGGAATCATATACAAGGAAATAATTGCCCAAAATGTAGAAAATATCATTCTTACTATAGAGACAGAAACTATTATAAAGGAAAAGAAACAATATTTTACTATCTATATTTCCCTGAATATGATTTATATAAACCAGGACTTACTGTATCTTCAGTAGAAAATAGATATATAAGAGATAAAGGACTTAAATATGAAATACTATATGAAGAAGTATTTAAAGATGGAGTGGATGCTTGGGATAAAGAACAAGAATTACTAGATAATACAATGGAATATAAGTATTTTGGAGATAAAATACTAGAAAGTGGGAATACGGAATTAAGAACAAAGGATATTATATGTTATATAAAGGTGAAAAAAAAGTTAAAATATTATTTTTCAATATTAGAGACGCTGAGCAATTACATGAAATTATAATCGAAGAAAAGATCTTAAGAAATCTTAATTCTGTTGATTTTGATTTAGTACACAATGATAAAACACACGAAATAAATTTATTAGAAATAGATTTGATAAATAATAATGGTGTAAGAATTTATAGCACTAGTTCTGATATGGAGTGGAGTAAAGTTGTAAAAGTATTATATAATGTGCAACCTATAAAAATTCAGAAAAAAGAAATTTAAAAATGCTTGAATACAGACGAGAAATGTATGATGAAGTTGAGCAAAAATTCTTAATACAAGGGAAAAAATATAGTGTTTATGTAAATGGCATAAATGAAATAAATGAACTTATTAGGTATCTTAAATATGATTTTGTAACACATCAATCAAGAAAAATTTCGAATAACCAACAGATTCAAGATACTGAATTTGTTGTAAGTTGTAATAATAAATTATCACTTGTTGCTGATTATCCTACTGATAGAATGTTAGGATTTTTTAATACTTTTGAAGAAAATAAAAAAGAAGCACTTCCTCTTTTCGTTTTTATTGATAAGAATGCTCCCGTGAAATATCCAGAATATTTTATTTAAGCTTCGTTTAATGTTTACTGTGCTATAATTATATTAAGAAAACAAAGAGAAGGAAAGAAAAATGAAAACACAAATAACACAAAGAACGTATACAACAGAAGAAATTGAAGTTATGGAATATAATTTACAGATGATGAAACAAGAACAATCAAAAATTACTTTATCAGATTTAACTCAAGAAGATTTTATTGAGTTACAAGAATTATATGATATGATAGTTGGTACATTTGTAAATGCAACAGAAGGTAAAGATTATGATGGTGTTATTTTTCCAGAATTAAAAGATTTAACTGAAGAAGAATTAAAAAGTATTTTAAGAACTTTAGAAAATGCAGCAACTGGTTTAGTTATAATTGCCAAAAGTAGAAGAGTTTAATATGGAATTTGGTTATTTTACAGGAATGATAATTAGTTTTATTTTAGGATATGTTTATGTTTATTACATAAGAAAAGACTATGAAACCGAAGAAGCTGCTTCAATTTTAATAGTTATAACAGCATTTTCTTGGTTAGGTGTTGCAATGACAACAATAGGAACAACAACAGTAATTGTTAATTATTTTAATAAGGAAAAATAATGTTATTTGATATTATTATTGCAAATTTTGGATTTTGGGTTAATTTAAGTATTCCAATTATTATAGCTTTGTATTTAGTTCTTACAAATAGAGAATATATTTGGAAAGAATTCGGAATCCAGACAGCAGCAACATTGGCTTATGTAAGTATTGTATTTTTTGCAGCATTTTCATTTAGTACAGAAATTTGGGATACAAATTATTATAATGGAAAAATTAAATCAAGTACATATTATGAAGAATGGACAGAACTAGTTCATTATACAGAAAGTTATCCTTGTGGAACTTCAAAACATCCTAGAACTTGTACAAGACAAAAAACAAGAAGAGATTATCACAGTCCATATTATCAAATTGAAACAGATTTAGGTGAAACAATTTCTATTAGAAGAGGTGATTATTTAAAAACAGCAAGAGAATTTGGTTCAAAAGAAATATATCTTCATAGAAGTGGTCAAGTTTCATTCGGTGATGGTAACAAATTTGTATCATATCCAAATAAAGATATAGCAACAGCAGTAGGACATAGTTATGAAAATGTAGTTGCAGCAGCTAAAGGTAATGTTATCCATTTGAAAGTACCTAAAGAAAATATAGAACAACTTGTTAAAATCGGAAAATTAAGAGAATATCCATCACTTTATAAAGGTATCTATGGTGAAACCAAATTAAATAGAATTATTGATACAACTGGGAGAGTAAATACAAACAAATTATTAAAAGAGTTAAATGAAATATCAATAAGAGTGGGAAAATCGAAACAAGCAAATCCAATAATTTATATTGTAGATGCAAGTAAATATGATAGAAGTTTTAAAGATGCTTTATCACAATATTGGAATATGGGTAAGAAAAATGATGTTACTTTGGTATTAGGAATTGATGATAAAAATATTATTAAATGGTCCGACGTTATTTGTTTTACTAATAATACAGATTTTATAGTAGATATGCAAAGTCTCGACGGTTTATTCTTAGATAATGTTTTAACCACAGAATTTGAAAAATTAATAACTACAGAATATGTAAGAAAACCAATGGCTGAATTTGCATATTTAAAAGAAAATATAACACTTGATTGGGTTTGGCAATTATTAATTCTTCTAGGAAATATAGTTATAAGTGGATTTATTACATATAAATTCCTTAATAATTGGGAAAGGAAAAGATAATGTATAAAATACCAGCACAAGTGATTAGAAATATATTAGTTTGGGGTAAAGATCATAGTTATAAATATGATACATTTATAAAAACTATTAGAAAGAAAGATTTAATTAAATTTTATTCTTTTTATAAATGCAATAATAAAGAATTAGAAAATGGAACTAAAGATTTTATATTTAAACAAATTGAAAAATGTTTTAACTCACGGCGTTCTTAATGGAAAATGGAGAAATAAGATTAGTAACAAGATTTTTTATCTTTCCTTGTACTTTATTTGGAAGTAAAAAATGGGGTTTACAAAAGGTATATCAACAGTTTGAAAAAACTTATGTAAATCATGAAGATGCTGATTTTCAGTGTTGGTTTAATTATTGTTGGGAAGACCAACCGGAGGAATTGATTTGAAACAAAACAAAATAATTAAAATAGTTGAAGACGGTTTAGGACATTGGCCATTAGACTCAACCGACGCTATGAATAAATTAACAGATTTAGTTCAAGAATATCAAAAAAATTATGATGATGTAAGAGTAATTAATATCCAAAGGGGCAAAGAAAGTTTTAATGATCGTAGAAGATATGACTATATTGTTTTTATTGAATTGATAAAATATACCAAGAAAGAAATTTAAAATAGATATAAAAAAAGCTAGTGAAATTAATCACTAGCTTTTAAATTTTCAATTAAGAAATAATCCTAAGATTATTTACTTAAAAGAGAGTCTGAAAAATCAACTGCGAATGTTCTTGCATAAAGACCTTGAGTCTCTTTGCTATTCATTGGATTTTCTTTGATACCATATCTTGTATTTAAGATGATACCTGGTTGACCACTTTCTGGGTGAACAACTCTTGTGAATGAAACTGGTACATAAGGAGCATAGTAACCGATAGCATCTCTTCTATCAGAACCTTTGTAAAGAACAGTAACATAATCGTGAGAAGCAAAAGCATCCATAACAACTTTCATTTTATTGAATGTTCCAATAACACCAACACCAACTGCTGTAGCATCTACAGATGTAGAATTTTCAATAGCTTTGAAACCTTTAAGTTGTTCTAAAACAGTAGCAACTTTTGGAGATACAAGTAAAATATTACCAGCTCCTCTTCTTGTAAGTCTAGCAATTTCTCTTGATTCATTAGCAATTTTAAGTTGTAAGTGAGCCATACCTTCTAATTCAAATCTAGCAGATCCAGAAGCATCTGTACCACCAATTTTAAAGTCACCTGCTGGAGCGGCCCATTCGTTAACTTTATCAACAATTTCTCTATCTAATTCATTTTGAATTTCAACAGCCATAATGTTCATTAATTCTTCATCAGCGTTAAGACCATGCATTGCTTTTAAATCTTGATACATTTCAACAGTATATTCTGCTTTAAGTTTTCTAGATTCAACACCAATTTGTGTTTGAACAATTTCAAATCCAACTTCAGCCATATCATAACCAAGTAACTCAGCTTCTGATGTAGGTAAAGAACCTGTATAACCTTTTAAGATTTTTCTAAATGTTAACTCATTAGAGTAAGTAGTAACAATAGTACCAATTTCGTTAGCATCAGCAGTATTATCTGTTAATGTAGCTGTTGCAGAACCAATTTTAGCATCAATTAAGAAAAAGTTATCTTCAACATAAATTACAGTAGCTTCGTTAGAACCAACTTTAACAACATCACCTTTAACTGGAGCAGTACCAGTAACAGTAACTTCAATTATTTGACCACCAGCAACTGGAGAAATTCTTCCACCTGTTCTATCATCATAATTAGCACCCATACCTGTGTATCTGAACGCAAGTGAGTAAATAAATCCTGTAGGACTTGTAAGTGGTTGAACACCAACTAATTCATTAGCAATTAATGCTGGTTGAATTCTTCTTGCTAAAGGCATAAAGATTGGAGTAAATTGAGCAACATCTGATGCAACAGTTCCCTCTGACATTAATCTTGCTTCTTCTTGTGCTTGATTTTCAAGTAAAAGAGCAACATTTGGTTTTTCGCTAGCTTTAATAGCTGGCATTTTTGTAGATTCTAATAAATCTTCATATTTTTCAGTTAATAACATGATTATATTCTCCTATTTTGTATTTTAATTATTTATATTTTTTATATATACTATATTAGATTAAGTGACTAGCTTTAGGCACATACTTAGTAGTTGTACTTTCAGTAATTACTTCTTCTTTTTTAGCTTCTTGAGCTTTTTCAGCTACAACTTTTTCACCTTTAACAGACTCAACTAATGTGTCCATTTTTTCAATGAAATCTACCGGTGCAGACGCATCAAATTCAACAACTTTTGCAAGTTTAAGGAATTTATCTTTTTGAACAGCTGTCATATCTTCAGCAGATTCTTTTACAAGACCTGTTTTTAATAATTCAGCATTTTTTTCTTTAAGTTCCATATTTTCTGCCATCAATCTATCAGCTAATGCTGATGCACTTTCATCTACTTCTTCTTCGATTTCTTCTTTTGCTTCTGCAATTTGTGCAATTTCTACACCTGTTGCAATCATTAAAGAATTAAATCCTTCAAGAACAGCGTCATATTTCTCAGTTTTTACTGATTCATCAATTGCAAATGTATTATCTTCTACAAATTGCTCAACAACTTTTTCTAAATAAGCATCTAAAGTTTCTTCTAATTCTGCTTTCATTTCAGTCATTTGAGTCATCATGTATTCTTCATATTCAGCTTCTTTGCTTTCTGCTAATTTAACAGCTTCAGCAAGAACTGCTTTATCAAAAGATTCAGATAATTCAGTTTTAATTTCTTCAGCAATGTCTAAGCTTTCTAAAATTTGTTTCATTTTGTTTCTCCCTATGTTTTTAATTTTTATCGATAAAAATTATAGTTTTCAATGACTTTTCGGTCAAAATTTATCGATAAATTTTATATATAGTATCTAATACTGATATTATTTATATTATATATTCTTCAACGCTTCTATCAATAGTTTTGCTGAATCACTATCTAGTTTTTTACTATCTTTTGTTTCATTTTCATTTACTGGATTTTCAAGATAATCACTAATATCTGAAACTAATTTTTCAGTTTTTTCATTGATATAACTTTCAATTCCACTTAATGTTTCTTCTTTATCTTTAAGTATACTTTCATTCATTTCACTAAATGCTTTGCTCATATATTCAGCCATACCTTCAATAATTTCTTTTTTTGCTTCTGCTACAGCTTCATTGATTTTTTCTTGTATTGGACAAGGTTCATTATTTTCTTTTGCTTCTGTCATAATATTATTCTCAGATAGCAACTTTTGTGTTTCTGGATTAGAAGCATCAACTTTTTTGCCTTTTACAATAACCATATCTGTATAAGGTTTTTCACCTTTCTTTTGATATAATTTTTGTCCTGCCATAGAACTTGCTAATTCATAACCTAATTCTTTAAGTTTTTTATCTATTTCTTTTGAACTCATTGATTCTGTCATAATAGAACAAGCTTCACCAATACAACCATTTTCGTCTATAGTAAATTCTTTATCAAGCATTATACCATTTTCAAATTTATAACCTTCTACCATACCGTTTAACATTGCATTATAATCACTTGGCATATCAACAGCATCATAAGTAATCAATTTAAAATCTTCTACAACACCTGTAGCAGAAACTTTACCAACTCCTCTTGAACTAACACCAATTTTAACACCTTCTTTTATAAGGCCTTTTAATTTGTTTGTCGCTTCTGTATTGTCATTAAGAATCTTTGCTTTTCCAACAACATTTCCACTAGAATCCATTTTTAATTCAACAATTCTCATAACTGCTTTAATTGGATCAACTGTACTTCTTGGTGGATGTTGCCATTCTCCTAAAGTATTTACTGATTTTTCTCTTATTTCTTTTTGATATTTTGCAACTTCTCTTTCCCAGATACTTCTTGAATAAACTCTTCCGTTTCTATTCTTTGCTTCTGGAGTTGAAAAAATACCAGAAATATAATAATTTCTTTCCGTATTACCTGTACTTTCATTTAATGTTTCTTCAATAGAACCATCAAGTAAAAGTGGGTCTTCCATAATTAATTTCATGAATTTTCCTCCTAATATTTGTAAGTCTTGAACTTATTATTATTTATAAGTTCAAGTGTAAATTATTCTTCTGATTGAGTTGGAGGTGTATTATCAGTATTATCAGTATTATCAGTAGGTTCTGATTTTTGTGTATTATTATCAGTAGGTTCTGATTTAGAAATTTTTGCAAATGTATCTTTCATTGATTGCATCTTTCTTAATTCATCACCTTTTGCTTTTATAGTTGGATTATTTCGTAATTTATCCTCTAAACTTGTTTTAACTTTTTTACTAAATTCTGAGAATTTTTTATTCTCAGCAGCTGAAATTGCTTCTTTCATGTTTATCCTTTATTGTTTTAATTATAATTATTTATATATACTATATTTCAAATCCTACCAAGAATTGTCATCGTCATCGTCATCGTCACTACTAGCATAAAATCTAGCATATAATGGGTCTTTTTGTTCTTTTTCTATTTGTTCTGCCATTTCTTGAATTTCTTCATCACTGAACTTAAATATTTTTTTAAATACATATTCATAACTAAAATATTTACCAATTAGTTCTTCAATATCATTAAATTGACTTAATGATTCTGAAAGATTATCTCTTTCCATTTTTTTGAAAAATTGATTTTCAGCAACAAATTTTATTCTCATTTCAGGTAATAATTCTTCCCATTCATCTTCAGTTGCTATACCTTTTGCTACTACTTGTCTTTTAAGTAATTCATAAAATAATTCTAGGAATTGGTTTCTTAATCTTGAAATAAAATTAAAGAATTTTAATTCTTCTCTATTAATTGAAGTCGTATCAAAATCAAATTCTCCTTCAGCTGGACCTTCATCGTTAATCCTATTTGTAGGAACTTTAAGTGTAGTATATAATTTTCTTTTAAAATAAAGAACATCACCTAATTCACCAAGGTTACCTGTTTCGTCAATAGTATCAACGGTTGTACCTTTTTCTCCACCTCTATTTGGAAACCAATAATCTTCGGTAAGTGAAGAAACATGTTGTTGATTTGAAATAGTACCTGTCTGTAAATCATAGAATTTTTTATATTTGAATTTTGCTTGATTTTTTTTCATTACTTCTTCGGCTTTTTTATTGTTAAGATTTGAAACATCAACATTAAAAACCCTTCTTGAAACTGATCTTGTAAATCTCATTGGAATAAGCATATCCTCAAGAGTACTTAATTGATTAGCCGGTTTAATAGCTGTATGTAAATTACTTAATATTAGATTATCATTATATATACCAGAATCAATTCTTATAACTTCTTCTCTATCAAAATATCTTTCTTTTTTGTCATCTTGAGTTACAAACTGATTTTGTGTATATGATAAATCAACATATTCCCATCTATTTTTTGTGTAATTAAAACTCAATCCAAATGGAGTTAAAACATTTAATTTTTTTATTCCTCCACCTAAATCTAAATCATCATAAGCACAATGGACATTTAATTGACCATCTATATAAAATGTTAAAAACATAGAATATATATTTTTTTGTAATTTTATTTTATTTGTTATTTCTTTTAATTCTTCAACAAATTTATCTTTAACTTCTTGAGGTATATCTTTTCCAAAATCCATAGCAATTATATCATCAACACCAGGACTAAAAATTGATTCATCAACTATTTCGTTAACAGCATCAGAAACTTCAGCAGATGCAGCAATTCGTCTATACGTTTTAATTAAATCATTTTGCATTTGTGTCTGTTTTTGTTTTTTAGATCCTTGTCCAGAATACATACTTGTATCACCAGTATCAAGAAAACCAACAGGAATAATGTCTTCAAGACTATGTTCTATTTGTTCAGGTGATGGTATACTTGAAAGATTTTCAGGTTCATCAGGTAACGCTAAAAAAGGTTTTTCTAACATTTCCATTAATAAATTTTTATTTTTTGCCATTTGTGTACCTTTATATTTTATAAATATTTATACATATAAAAACTAAAGGAGTCCACAAATGGCAAAAATTATAGAAAATAAAGATATATTCTTTAATGGTATGAATATTCAATTAATAAAAGGTAATGAGTTAGATGATAAAAGTCCTATCGTTGTTAAATTTCCAGAATTATTTGAAGTTGTTGAGGTTAAAAAACCTAAAAAAATTAAAAAGGTAGAAAAAGTAGAAGAGCCTGTTGAAAAGAAAGAAGAACCAAAAGAGGAACTTTTAATTGAAGAACCGGTTGCAGCTTTAGAAGTTGAAATTGAAGAAAAAGTTGAAGAAAAAATTGAAGAAGTACAAGAAGAAGTAAAACCAAAAAGAAGAAGATCAAGAAAATAATTTAATTTAACTTAAAATAAAAAACCCCAGTTTATCTAATTTCTGATAAACTGGGGTTTTTTTATGCCAAATTTTTGGCATAAAAAAAGGAAAACCGAAGTTTTCCTTAATTTCTAAAATTTTTGATTAAACAAATATCTCACTAAACTCAACGCCAGTGCCCACGGCTATAAAATTTAGTGTAATAAACTCTGCAACTCTAGTTGGTTTAACAGCAATATCACAAACAAATTGATTTGCATCAATAACTTGTGGAGTATTGTTAGTTTCGTCACATCTAATATAGAAGTCATAAACACCTCTACCAGCTTTAACACTTTCTAAGAAAGGTTTAATTGTTCCAACAAATCTGTTTCTTGTAAATGAATCATTGAATTCAAATAAGTAATATTTAGCCATTCTTGAGATTGCTCTCTCTAATGTATTAAATAATCCTCTAACATTGATTCTATCAAATGCACTTGGTTTACTTTGAAGAGTTTTTTGACCCCATACAATAGCGTTACCTTGACCTGGGAAAGAAACAACAGGATTAATCTTATTTTTGTATAAGAAATCTCTTTGTCCTAAATTAGGATTAAAAGCAATTTTTTGAGCATTTTTAATTTGACCTCTATCAAGACCAGCACTTGCCCACCATGTATTTAATGAAGTATTTGTATCAGCTCTAAGACCAGCAACATCACCAGCAACAGATACCCATCTCATTTTATCATTGAATTTATCATATTGTTGTTTATAGTTACCAAAAAAAGCATTATATGAGTTAGCAGTATTACCACTATTTAATTCACCAGTTTGTGCATCTTTAATAAGATTTTCAACAATTTTAGCAGATGGTAAACCAACTACGTCTTCAAATTTAGCACCAATAAAACAAATACAGTCAGCTCTGTCTGATGCTAATCCACCAGCTTGAGTTCTTGCAGCTTCATTTGCAATAACAATATCAATATCAACTTCTTCTTTATTACCAAAAATAGTATTATCAGAAACATTTCCATAAGCAAATTCAATATCACCAGCATTAACATAACCGTCTCCACCATTTGAAGTATAAAGAACTTTATTAACTGCAGGAGTAATAACTGTACCATCAAGTGCTAATTCAGCAGCTGTATATAATCTTGAATCAGGCATATCAACAATAGCAGTATTATCTTTAACATAAACTAAAGAGTCATATTTATTAAGAACATCTTCAATATAGTTAGATTTATTTCTATAATCTTTTGAACCCGGAATTAAAGAAACTATGTAAGCTCCAGTAATTTTTTTATCTTTTCTAATTACTATTGCAATTTCTTTTTTAGATTCTAATGGTTTGCTTTCAAAAAAGTCATTTAAAACAAGTCCATTAAATACATTTTGTGTACCACTTGCGAAATCTGCTTCTCTACCTATTGCAATTTCAATACCGTTCATAGCAGCACCAGAACTTTTAGCAATAAATTTAAGTTTTGAATTTCCAGTAACTGGAATACTCATTTCTTGAACTTCATAATCATCTTCATTAGCAACGTGAATTGCTTCTGGTTTTAATTCGTAAGCAGTTTTAGCAGTTGCACCATCTTTTGGAGCTGTAACTAAAGCATTTTGTGCAGCATATTTAACTAATACAGGAGCACCAACAACAGCACCACTAATAACATTTCCTTCTGGATCAATAGCAGTAAAGTCAACAGTTTGTCCATTAACATCAGCAAATACTAACTCATAAGATTCACCTTCAACATTTTCTGTTACAGTAGCAACAGTCATATCACCAGCAACAACAACATTTTCCATAGCAACACCAGCAACAGAAGCAGTAACTGTAATAACAGCACCATCAACAGAAACATTAGTAGCATTTGTATCTACATTTTCTATTAAAGAACCTAATTCATGAGCAATTTCTTCAACAGTATTATCAGCAGTTGCAGAATATGTAACTTCTTGACCTCTATTTTTTACTGTATAATCAACTTCAGCAGCAGCATTAACAGTAATTGTGTCTACTTGTTTAACAGCTTCAACAGGAGCTTCTATTTCAGTAACAGTATACTCATTTTCTTGATTTTCATCAAATTTAACTACTGAACCAACTTGGATAAAATATGGAGCATTTTTAACTTCAACTTTTCCTAATTCATTAACAGCATATACTTCATTTCCTGAAGCTTTATATGTACCATTTGCATCAACAGCTCTTGATACTAATAACTTATTAGCATATTGTAAAAAGTTATAACATTGGAACCAATCATTATAATTTGCATTAGTTGGACCACCATAATATTGGATTAATTCTTCTCCATTTGTGATTAATAAAAATTTATCACTTGGACCTTTTGTAAAAACTCCCGCAAAACATGCAGTAGCATTTCCTAACATAGGAACTACGATTGATAAATCAATCTCATTTACTTCAACACCTGGACTCATCATTGCCATTTGTATTCTCCTTTACCTTTTATAAGGCTGTATATTAAAAAGTATGATAGCAACAAGAACTAAAATTTTTAATTCAGTAATATACACCTGAACCTGGGAGACCCAAAATCCTCAGATAATGGTTAGCCAGGTTATTTTAATTCCGAAAAATATATATAATATTCCTCTATACTTTCACCTACTTTATTTATATTTTTGAAATTAAAATATAAATAATATTATGAATCCAATTAAAAATAAGGAAATTAAATGATAAAATATATAACAATATTAAATGAAAAATCTATAGTTCTAAATCTTATGGGAAGAGAAAAAGAATTTATAAACGGACAAGAAGTTACTGAAGATGCTTATACAAATGCTTATCCTCAATATTTCAAAAAAATTGGTGAAATGAAAGGATATGGTAGTTATTTAGCAACACCAGTCTTTATACCAGATCCAATTATAGAATTTGTTCAAAAAGAAGATAAAAGAAAAAAGATAAAAAACAATAAAAAAACAGAAATTTCTAATTTATCAAAACAAGATACAAGTGAATTAGTTGATGAAATAGAGGATTTAATTGAAGAGAAATACGATATTGATATTACTGAAGAAGATAAAGATTTAATTGAAGATTTAATTGAAGATGTTAAAATAGAAACAGAAGAATAGGAGATTAAAAATGGCAAGAAAAAGAATTGATACTGAAGAAAAACTTAGAGAATATATAAAACGTAAATTAGGTGCACCCCAATTGCGTATAGAAATAACAGAAGACCAGTTAAATGATTGTATCTATCAAGCCATAGAAAAATTCGCATATTATGCTTATGACGGAACTCAAGAAGCAACGTTATTGGTTGAACTCGAAAAAGGTAAATTTGATTATCAACTGCCTTATAGAACACAAGCAGTTACCGGTCTTAAAGCAAGTTCAACATATTCTACTTTTATCAATATACCTGCAGGATATACATTAGCAATGAATCCAATATCAATGAATTTACAAGATAACGTTAGTAATATTGATATTCAAGCAATGACTAGTAGAATGGCTAAAATGAGTACATTACGAGCACTTTTTGATGTAGATCCAAATTGGGATTTTAATACTCATAATAGTATTTTGAGTTTTTTTGAACAACCAGTTAGTTCTGTAATGGTTTTAGAATTAGCAATGGATTATGAGCCTGCAGAAGTTGATGGAATTTATGATAATCATATTGTAAAACAATATGCAGAAGGTTTAGCTTGGATTCAATGGTCAAGCATTATGGGTAAATACGAAGGTGCAGCACTAGTAAATGGTGCTAGTATCAATTATGGCGATATGCAATCTAAAGGTGAAGCAATGGTAGAAAAAGCTCAAGAAGAGATGATGGACTTGATGGAACCACTTGGAGTTGATGTTTGTTAAGAAATTAAGTATTTTTTAGATATAATTTTTTAAAGATTGCAAGACTTGAAGGAAATTATATGGCATTAACAAAACAACAAGAAGAAGTTTATGAAGGTATTATAGAAGACCTTCAAGAAGTAAAAAATGGTGATATTTTTAGTGAACACAGCTGGGTATCGCTTAAAGGTGCGGCTGGTGTTGGTAAAACATTTTTAAATAAATCAATTGTTCAAACATTATTAAAAATGAATTTTAGTATAGCAGTTGTTGCTCCAACACATCAAGCTACTAAAGTAATTAGAAATACAATAGGAATACAACACAAAAAATTAAAGTTTTCTTCACTACATTCATTTCTTGGTTTAAAACCGGGTCCAATCAATGCTGAAACAGGTGAAAGAAAATTTGTTAAGACAGAAAAAAAATATTTATCAGGAATGGCAAAAGAAAAATTTGATATTTGTATATTAGATGAATCTTCAATGGTTTCAAGAGAATTATTTAAGTTTCTAAAAGATGAAATGTATCAAACAAATAGAATACAATCATTTTTATTTGTTGGAGATGAATTTCAATTATTACCTGTAGGAGAAAATTCTGGAAAACATAGTATATATAATAATCCATCAATAAATCATTATAATTTAACAGAACTTATAAGAAATTCAGATATGGAAATCATAAATTTTGTAACCACTATTAGAAATATGATAGAACAAAATGCTACAAAATTTGAACTATTTAATTATCTTGTAAATGAACGAGACAGAGGTTCACATAATAAAATAAAATTTTATAAAACAAAAAAAGAATTTATCAGTGAATTTATAAAAGAAGATAGATTGGGAAAAGACGATGATTGTATAGCAACTTTTACAAATAAAAATGTTGATTTATATAATGAAAAAATTAGAAATTATTATACAAAAGATGAAGATGGTATAGTACCAGAAATTCATCCAGATGATTTATTTGTTGTTCAAGAAAGTACTCAAGAAGATTTAAGTTTTGGACAAAATGCTTTTGTAAATTCAGAAATACTTAGTCTTAAACAAAGTTTATTTCAAGAATTTGATTTTAAAGGAAAAATTTTCAAGGGCTATAAATGTAAAACAGATGATGATAGACAATTTAATATGCTTGCTAAAGAATCAGAAATGGAATATGAACATGCTTGCGCACTTCTAAAAGCAAATGCTATTAAAACAAAAAATAGAGAAAATTGGAAAATGTATTATGATTTACTTGGTTTATTTTTAAGTGTAAGACCACAATTTGCAAGTACAACACATAAGTTACAAGGCTCCTCAGTGAGAAATATTTATGTTGATCTATCCGACTTAGGATATGTAGAAGATGATGACTTGCTTCGTTTGATGTATGTAGCATGTACTAGAGCAAAAGAGAACATTCATATTTTATTATAAGGGAATAATTATGAAAAATTTAAAAAAATATATTTACTTTGCACCAGAAGTAATTCATAATGGAATAATAACACCAACTATTTTTAATTCTGCAAAAGAAGTAATTGAAATAAGTTCTAATTTTGGAAATTATGAAACTTATTACGGTGGACAAAAAATTCA